AGGTCGCTGTGGATAAGGCGGCCCGCTGATGGAATACGCACAGTTCCTTGCCCGCAAAGCCCAGCTCGCCGACTCCGGCGGATTCGAACCGACAAACCTCCCAAGCCACCTATTCGACTACCAAACCAACCTCGTCGAGTGGGCTGTCCGTAAGGGCCGCGGCGGCATCTTCGCGGACTGCGGGCTCGGTAAGACCCCAATGGCGTTGGCTTGGGCCGAGCAGGTACACATGCACACCGGGAAGCCGGTGCTGTTCCTGACACCGTTGGCTGTCGGGTTCCAGATCGCCACCGAGGCAGTGAAGTTCGGGCATGATGCCGCTCTCTCCCGCGACGGGAAGATCGCCGCCCCGATCACCATCACCAACTACGAACAGTTGGAGAAGTTCAACTGGTCCGACTTCGGTGGGGTGGTCTGCGACGAATCCTCAGCGATCAAAGCCTTCGACGGTTCCCGCCGTGCCGAGGTCACCGAGTTCATGCGGCGCATCCAATACCGGCTGCTGGGCACAGCTACCGCCGCACCGAACGACTACATCGAGTTGGGCACATCCAGTGAAGCACTCGGATACATGGGCTACATGGACATGCTGTCCAAGTTCTTCATCAACGACAACCGCTCGGTGTCCTCCCGCGGCCGGGATATGGGCGGCAAAGCGTTGGAGTGGCGCCTCAAAGGTCACGCCGCTGAACCCTTCTGGCGTTGGGTGTCGACGTGGGCCAGGGCGATGCGGAAACCCTCCGACTACGGATACTCCGACGACCGCCACCAGCTGCCGCAGCTGAAGGTTCGGGAAACCCTCGTCGATGCTCAAAACCCCGCTGAGGGTGTCCTGTTTGAGGTTCCCGCCCACGGTCTGCGGGAGGAACGCGAAGAGAACAAGCGCACACTCACCGAGCGGTGCGAAGCAGCAGCAGCCGCGCTCTCGGACGCCGAGCACGGTGTTGCGTGGTGCCACCTCAACCCAGAGTCGGCTCTGCTCGCCAAGCTGATCGACGGTGCGGTGGAGGTGGCCGGCTCGGAGAAACCAGAAGCGAAAGAGGAGAAGCTAGCCGCGTTCACGCGGGGCGAGATCCGGGTGCTGGTCACAAAACCCTCTATCGGTGCGTGGGGATTGAACTGGCAGCACTGCCACCGCATGACCTACTTCCCATCCCACTCCTACGAGCAGTGGTATCAGGCGATCCGCCGCTGCTGGCGGTTCGGGCAAAAGCACCCCGTCGAGGTCGATGTCATCACCACCGAAGGCGGTTCCCGGGTGCTGGCCAACCTTCAACGCAAATCCGAGCAGGCCGACCGGATGTTCACCGAACTCGTAGCCCACATGAACCACGCCCGATCCATTGATGCCCACCGCTACAACAAGACCTTGGAGGTTCCCGCATGGCTGGCGTCCTAGACCAACAGATCAGCGACCGGTGGGCGATCTACAACGCCGACTGCCTGGACATGCTCGCGTCGGTCCCCGACAACACCATCCACGCCACGATCTACTCCCCACCGTTCGGCGGGCTGTACCACTACAGCTCCGACGACCGGGATCTCTCCAACGCCCGAACCTACGACGAGTTCTTCGAGCACTACGGCTACGTGATCCGCGAGAAGTTCCGGGTCACCATCCCGGGGCGGCTGTCCGGCGTCCACGCCGCCCTGGTCCCCAGCGGGAACAGCGGCAAGGACTCCTACACCGACTTCCCTGGCGATGTGATCCGCGCCCACCAGTCCGCCGGCTGGCTGTTCGTTGCCCGCCACGTCATCTGGAAGGAGCCTCTGGCGGTGCGTAACCGCACGATGGCGAAGAACCTGGCCCACAAAACGATCTGCGACAACGCCGCGTTCGGTGGGGTGGCCTCAGCTGATGAGCTGCTGGTGTTCCGCAAACCCGGCGACGAGCAACCCATCACCCACCCCTTCGGGTTGATGAATGGTTACGCCGGCGCCGAACCCATCCCGGCTGAGTTGCTTGAACTGCGCGGCATGGACGGCGACCAGAAAACGAACCGGTACTCCCACTGGATTTGGCGGCGCTACGCATCCTCGGTGTGGGACGACGTGCGGCTTGATCGGGTTCTGCCTTTCCGGGAAGCCCGCGGAGAGGACGACGAGAAACACGTCCACCCTTTGCAGCTGGATGTGATCGAGCGGTTCCTCGATCTGCGTTCCCGGCCGGGCGAGCGTGTGCTGACCCCGTTCATGGGAGTGGGCTCCGAGGTTTACGCCGCAGTCCAGATGGGCCGGTTCGCTATCGGGGCGGAACTGAAACCGTCCTACTACGAGCAGGCGGTTCGGAATCTCGCCGCTGTCGACGAGGAGCTGAACGACAACGCCGAGGACGCGTTGTTCGACGAGGTGTCTGTCTGATGTCCGAAATCACCCCTAACTCTGCTGTACTCGAGTTGTCCCGGCTTTCCCGCCAACTCGACGAACTCGGCTTCAAACTCCGCCCAGCCGAAATCGAAGCCGTCCGCAAACGCCACGCCCACTCCGTTGCCTACGCCAAAGCCATCATCTCCGCTGACGGCACGAACGCTGAGATCCGCAAAGCCCAAGCCGTCCTGGCCACCGAGGAGTTGTCGTTGGCGGCGGATTTGGCGGAGGCGGAGGTCCGCATCCTCCGCTCGGATATCAGGGATGTGTTGTCGGGCCGCATTGATGTGGGCCGCTCAGTGGTCGGTGTCCTGCGGGCTGAAGCGCAGGTTATCCGGTGAAAACCTTGAAGCGCGGAGAACAGAAATGCCGCATCACCGTCCGGGAACGGAGCGGCGGGCTCTGCGAAATCTGCTACCTCGCCGAGGCCATCCACATGCACCACCGCAAAAACAGAAGCCAGGGCGGCGCATGGACCGCGGAAAACATCATGCATGTGTGCTTGGAGTGCCATAACCGGGTGGGTGCTCACCCAGCTGAGTCTTACCGCTGCGGGTGGAGTGTCCGCTCCGGGCATGACCCGTTGACGACACCTGTGTTGCGGCGCCGGGAATGGGTGCTCCTCGACGACCAGGGCGGCGTCATCTGATGGCGGGCATGAGGATCGGTTCGTTGTTCTCCGGTGCTGGTGGTTTGGATATGGCTGTTGAGGCTGTGTTCGGCGGGACCACGGTGTGGCACGCGGAGATTGATAAGGGGGCGTCGAAGGTGTTGGCGTACCGCTGGCCCGAGGTGCCGAACCTTGGCGACATCACCGAAATCAATTGGTCGAACTGGAAACCCTTGCTGGAGGTGGACATCCTGTGCGGCGGCTATCCGTGCCAGCCGTTTTCCGCTGCCGGCCAACGGAAAGGAACTGACGATGACCGACACCTATGGCCTTACTTCGCCGCAGCAATTTGCGTTCTTCGACCACGATTCGTCGTCTTGGAGAATGTGGCCGGACATCGGTCTATGGGGTTCGATTCCGTTCTTGCAGACTTGGCCGAAGCACGGTATGACGCGCAGTGGTGCAGCGTTCGAGCTTCAGATGTCGGCGCACCCCACCGCAGGGAGCGGCTGTTCGTCCTTGCTACCGACACCGGGAACGATGGACGACCGGGAGAAGAGAACTACCCATGCGGGCGGGAATCTGACGTTGCAGGGTGCGATTGTGGGTGTGAACCCGGTGGATGCGGAACGTCATTCAGCGGCGGGGCGAACAGTTCACCGGTAGACCTCCTCCCGACACCGACCCAGTCGGACGGCACCGGAGGGGGTATTCGCACCGGATTGTCCTGGGAAGGCACCACGAAGTCCACCGGGGATGGCGGTAACAGCAGGCTGCGTGATGTTGTCGGGCTGCTACTGCCTACCCCGCGTTCGTCCGATTGTTTCGGTGCGGGCCTACACGGTGACGGCGGCATGGACTTACGCACCACCGTGTCGCTGCTGCCCACGCCGAACGCTGTCGATGGGCATCCGACTAGCGCGGGCCGGCACAGTACGGCGAAGCATCCGACGCTCAACGGCGAAGTGCGTCTGCTGCCGAACCCCGGCACGCAGTGGGGTAAGTACGAACCCGCCATTTGCCGTTGGGAGCAGTTGACACGACCGGCCCCGGCGCCAACGGAGCCGAATAAGAACGGGAATCCCCGCCTGTCAGCGGCTTTCAGTGAGTGGTTGATGGGTTGGCCTGACGGTTGGGTGACCGACCCTGCTATCGGGATCAGCCGCAACGACCAACTGAGGATCGTGGGGAACGGTGTGTGCCCGCAACAAGCGGCGGCTGCGCTGCGTTACCTCCTGGCCGTCGCGGAGGTATCAGCCTGATGCATTTCTGTGAGTGCGGTCACCAGCCCAACGATCACTACCTCGGGTCCGGGGAATGCGAGTACTTCAAGGACCAATTCCCCTGCACCTGCACCCGATACGAATACCAAGGAGACAACTGAGTGGCGCGTATCAGGACGATCAAGCCGGAGTTCTTCACGTCCCCCGACGTGGCCGCCGTGGACTTCCCTGTGCGGCTGTTCTACCAAGCCCTGTGGTGCTGGGCCGACGACTTCGGAATCGGGGAAACAAACCTCAACGGGCTCCTCGGTTTCGCGTTCCCCGACAGCGACGGGTTTTCTGCGCAGGATTTGCGCCGATTTTGCGCCGATTGTGCGCAGCACTTCGGAACAACCTTCTACACGGTGCGCGGAAGGCACTACTACGCCATCAAAACGTGGGAGGAACACCAGAAAACGGAGCGCCGCGAACAACGCCGCCGACACCCCACACCCGAAGACCCCGACGCCACCCCTGACCAGCGCATATACGACTGCGCAGATTTTGCGCCGAACATGCCGCGCAAAACCGGCGCAAAATCCTGCGAAATTCCCCTAGGAACAGGGGAACAGGGGAACAGGGGAACAGGGGAAGTAGGAACAGATATGCCGCGCAAGCGCGGCACACGGCTGGACCCCAACTGGATGCCCGACCCCGACACCATCGACGCCATTAAAGCCGAAACCAACGCAACGAAAGACGAACTGACCTACCAGCACCGCAAGTTCGTTGACTACTGGACAGACAAGACCGGGCAGGCCGCCACAAAGCTGTCATGGGACGGCACCTGGCGGAACTGGATGAGAACCGCCTACGAACGCGGCGACCTCGGCAAGGGAACCACCCCCAAAGGCAAAGCCCACAAACTCCGGGCTCTGGCCGACCTGGCCGCCGAAGTCCGCGAAATGGAAACCGTCAACGGAAAGGCACTCGAAGCATGACCACCGTATCCGAAGCCATCGAAGTGATGGGAGTCGTCGCCGCCTGCCACCACCGAACAGCACCACGCATGGACGACCGCGAAGTCGTCCTCGTCACCGCCGAAATC